GCGGTCCAGGTCGTCGGGATCGCGGCATAGCACGCGCAGGGTGCGGGTTTTCTCTTTCCAGCTCTTATCCCAATTGCCGTCAATCAGGCACATCTTGGGAATCCAACCCCAATGACCCTTTTCGCTGCCCGCCTCGCCCGCGCCGGTCCATTTCCACCATTGCAGCTTTGGCAAAATCACCTGATCCAAAACGGTTGTCAGCGATTCAACCACGATGCGGCATGCGACCGGCCCGCGAAACTTCAGCTTGAATTCCTTTTCGAACAGCTTCGGGAAAAGCCCGGTCGCCAGCGCGGAGATTTCCGCCAGCACCGTTTCGGATTTGCCCGAGCCGTTACCGCCGCCGACACCGACAACGCGCGCCATGCTGCGATGCACATCGGCCGCGCGCTCAGACGCCGGACGATAGAACAGCAATTGATTTTGCTGCCGGTCCTGTTCCTGCAATTCCAACAGATGCCGCGCGATTTCGGCAATCTGCCCATCGTTCATGCGCTGAAAATCGGTCTTGTTCAGGCTCAGCAAGCGGTCGATGTTCACGCCCATTTGCGCGCCTCATCGTCCAGCTCTGTCACGGAATGCAGCTCGCTTTGCGGGACGAAAAACGCCGGTCGGCTGTTGCGGCATTTATCGCCCCAATAATGATCCACCTTTGCATCAGCTCCCCAAAACCATCCGCGCAGAATCAAATTTGGCGCTGTGCAAGCTACAAGGATGTATTTCCTATCGGGACGGCAGCGTTTTTGAATTATCAAATCCAAATCGTGCTTCGAATGCTTCACCTGAAAGGGGCCGACATCATCGCCGCCAACTTCACCCACCGAGCCGGACCAATAGAGCTTGAAATGTTTCGCCACCGCCATTTCCGCGAGCGCGCCGCGAACATGGGCTTCCCAAGGATTTTCCAGCGGATCATCGCTGTTCGTATCCTTCAACTTGCCGTAGATCGCATAGCATTGCCGACGCGCGCCGATTTGCGAGCCCGTTATCATTTCGCACATCGTCAGCACGACCGGGATGTTATCCATTAGAACCGCGCCCACTCGCCGCAGTTCGGGCAGAAACAGCCATCGCGCGAGACAAGGAAAAAGCAATTACCGCAACGGCAATGCCACATTTCATCGCGCCGATGCACCGTCCCTTTCATTACGCCCTTGTCGCATTCGCATTTCGGGCATTGCAGCAAATAGACGCCGACCGGCGCGACACTCATCCATTCGTGCGAGCACGCGAGGCATTTCGCCATACCCAGCAAATGCGAATCGTCTTTGCGCGTGATCGTGACGACATCACCCATCGGCAGATACCGTGATGGTGATTTGGCGCACGTCAGCGTACCTATTGCGTGCGGCCTTCTTGTTGGTGAAGATCGCTGGCACATTACCAGGATCACCAACATAACCTTCGTACATTTGAAGGGTATCGAGCTTTCCGTTTTCGAAACCGCCCCACATTTTCAATGTGCGCCGCCCGCCCATCAGCCGGATTCCCCGCCATGGCTCCGCACCATGACCCTTTCCAGCTCGCCGCCGCAGGCGCAGCGCAAATGATCCTTGGGCTCCGCGCCAGCGCGCGCCTTCAGCTTGTGTTCAAAGACGCCGGTATGCTTCGACGGATCGGGTCCGGCCGTTTCCACGGCTTCGACATCGTAAAGAAGCGCGCCGCATTTCATGCACCCAAGGTGCGCCACGACCGCCATCAGCTTGGCGCTCCTTCCGCAACCTTCGGGGTCACATCGAGCATTTCCCCAACACCCGGAATCGTCCGGCCGCGCCGAACCATTTCGGCAACCAGCAATTCGCCCACCTTTTCAAGCGTGGCCCGATTGTCGTTCCGCACGATCTGCGTCGGCTCTCCGCGCAACAGCGCGCGCTTTTCCAAAAGGCTCGCCGCCGCAGCCGCCAATTCCCGCCCCGACATCGCGCCGATTTTCACATCGTCCAATTGCCGCAAAATGCGCCACAGCGCTTCATCAACGGCACCTTGGAAATACGCCGTATCAAGCCGGATCGGCGCTTTCTCTTTGCGCAAAATCGCCGCGCGGCCAACCGCTTCGACAACCGCGCTATCATCATCCACGATTTTGGATTTCAGCGAGGGCGCTTCCCCAAAGCCAAGATCGGCTTTCGCCATCTTCAGCAATTCATTGGTTTTTTCGCGCCGCCTTTTATCCCGCGCACGCCCGCGAATTTGCCGATCCAATTTTTCCCGCGCGCGTTTTTGCCGCTTTTCTTCATCCGAAAAACCAAAGCGCGCCAAATCATCCGCAGACGGAATGCCGCTTTCTTCCGGCACCCGCGCCAAATTGATTTCATTCCAAATGCGGACCTTTACCGGGTCTTGCTGCCAATGTTTCCCCAGCATGATCGCCTGCACCGAACGTTTCGTCGTCCCAAGCGCATAGGCAATCCTTTGAACCCCGGCAGGCGGCTTTTCCGCCAGCATCTTTTGCGCAAGGCCCAAATCCAAAAGCCGCGCAACTCCCATGCACGCTTGAAGCGAAACTTCCCGCGCACGCGTCGCATTATAAACCGCGATGCCATCCCACTTTCGAACCACCAGACAGACTCCCGGCTAAAAAAACTCCTTCCATGCCAACCCCTTACCGCCCCTTTCCGCCTGACGGCGGATGCTTCGCATCGCTTTTTCGGATATTCGCCTGAAAGATCAATGCCTTAAGAGCCGGACCCACTCACAGAAACCGCTGCGCGCCTCGGTAAGGCTGCGTGGGACCCATGCTCATGTTCCCGCCACCCATGGGTGAGCCCAACCACTCCCCCCGGTTGAAAAAGCCGTGGCAAATGCACGCCCTGGTAGAAAGCTGCCGGGAAAAACGCGATTGAAACGCAACCGGCAAGCGATTGCCCGGAGGGTTCCAAAAAGAAAAGCCTGCAATATCAAGCGCTTAGCGGCAGAGTTCCCATAATGGGGCTTATCAAACAAAGCGCGGATAGGCTTAAGCCGCTGGAAAATAAGGGGAATTTCGCGCCGGACGCGGCAAGTCTTAACCGGCGCTATTTGTAGCCCATGCTGGCGCATTGGAGCTTGCGGCGCGGTCTCGGGCGATTGCGTCCGGTCTTTGGCGATTGTGCCAAGGTTTGCGCGGCGATGCCATGGGCGCGCGCTATGGGGCGCGGTTTGGAGCGTTGGAGGGATTCCGCCCTATCCCTTCCGTAGGTTTCCCTTTCCCAAAAATTGGAGCTTCCGTGGTTTGGGAGCTTTTTTGCTTGGCAAGCTTCCCATTTCGCAATGGGGCGAGTCGTTGCGCGCGGTTATCGAGTCTCGCTTGCGTTTGCTGATGCGCAATTGGAAATGCCTGCGGTTACAGGTCTTAAATTCCGTCCGCTGATTCCCGTTTTAAGCTTTGCCCGTTGCGCGCGGCCGGTCCTGTGTTCCGGCTCCATTGGGGCGAATAGCGCGCGATATTTATGGGGCGGGCGGGAATTCGAGCGCTCCAATGGGTCGGAAGCCTTATATCGCTTTCTAGGCGAAATGCAAAGGATTGAGTCAATCGGAGGCTGCAAAATGCGATTTTGTATGCTTTTCGCATTGACTCCAGTTTTAAGATTCGGCAAATTCAATTCGCTGAAACGCGGCAATGACGCTGCGCAAAAGGGAAAAAGGAACTTCCGAAAAATGGCACACAACATTGATATGACGGGCGGGCGGGCGAATATCGCGTTCATGGGCTCGCGCAAGGACATCTGGCATCAATTGGGAACCGAAATGGCTCCTGGTATGTCGATTGAAGATTGGGCCGTCGCGGCCGGTCTTAATTGGCAAGCGATTAAAAGCCCCGCGCGGCTTTCACTTCATGGTCCCGAATTCGCGCATTTATCGGAAGCGGAACGCGCGGCAATTGTGCCGGATCGTTTCGACATTGTGCGCAGCGATAATGGGCATCCGCTAGGCTATGCATCGAACGTGTATCAGCCTTGCCAACCTCGCGACGTTCTTTCGTGGTTCCAACAATATATCGGAGTCGATGATAGGTTTTCGATTGACGTTGCGGGCTCGCTGAAAAACGGGGAAATCATTTGGGCAACGGCCGGTTATAATGGCGATATCTCCGTGGCGGGCGATAAGCATCGCGCGCGCCTTTTGATGACGACAACGTTTGACGGCTCAGGCGCGACAATCAACCAAGCAACCATGACTCGGACGGTCTGTGAAAATACGCTCCGCGCCTCTTTGAGCGACAAGCGCGCGATTGTGAAAACCCGGCACAATACGAAATTTGACGCGCGCGCCGTTGGCAAGGAATTGGGCGCCATCGCGCAAGGCTTTGCCGAATTTAAGGCAATGGGCGACGCTATGGGCTCCGTCCATATGTCCGAACGTGACACGGTAGCGTTTTTCAAAGCTTTGCTGGACATCCCATTCGATGCAACGTCTGCCGATATCAGCGGCAAGAAACGCAATGCGTTCGATGCTTTGGCGAACGCCTATGAAGTGACGCTAAACGAAGGGACTCCAGCTTGCACGCAGTGGACGGCGCTTAACGCGGTAACGCGCTATGTAGATCACGACAAGAACGTGAAAGGCGACGACAAAGCGGAGTCGCGTTTTCTTTCGTCCAATTTTGGATCGGGCGCGGCCATGAAGGCTAAAGCGATTGGCCTTTTGATGCCGCGTCTTGCGGTAGCGGCTTAATCCCGTTTGGCGGCTCATTGGACTCGGTTAAGCGCCGAGTCCCTTGACCTGCAAATGGGTGCGGGAAACGCGGCTTAAGAGATGCCGCAAAATAACGGAGTGACTCCGAAATGAAACTTTCCTTTGACGAACCGTTGAAGCTTGCCACGGGCGGCAATGGCGGTGGGTTAGTTCCGCCCGAACGTCGCGCCTTTGCCACGCCACGGCCGGACAATAACGGCGCTAGACGCGAACAAGAACCGGAACCTATTGCCGCGCCCGCGCCAGCTCCTACGCCTAACGCAATCGCGCGCAAGGCAAAGCTCCTACGCAAGCTCATGCGCCGCATACCGCGCGCGCGTATGGCAAAAGAGCTTGCCGAATTCCGCGCCGGTCTCGCCGCGTGGCAAGCAAGGCAACCGGGTTACGATCCGCACCTAATGGCGCGACGCGCGCACGAGTCCAAAATCCGCGCGGCATTTCGCGCCAAGCACAAGGGAGTCTGAGTCCATGTCGGAAGAAATCGAAAAAGAATTCGGCTTTTTAATTCAGTCTGAAATGAAATACGGAACGCAATATTTGAGCGCAAGCCTTATCGGCCGCGAAAATGGGAAGGAATACCCCAACGGCATCAGTTCCGACACATACGGCGCGAAATATGCTTTGGACGGACTCACGCTTCGTGGATTCCTTTCGCGTTGGAAATTGGAGGAACCCAATTTTCTGTTGCACGATCCAGAATATAGGGACGTGCATGTGGATAGGCGCAACGTGCATTTAATGGCGAAAACGCTTGATAAAATCACGAAGCGAATCCAAGCGGATGGCGCGCGTGAACCCGGCGAAATTTTCCTCGCAATGGCACGCGCGCTTAAGCTTTCCTTCGTGGTCGAAAAAAACAAGCGGAGTCCGTCCCATGGCTCCTCATGGTCCGATTCCGATTGGGTTTGGCACGATATCCCGAGCGGCAAGAATCTCTTTGTCGCGCGGATTCGGGAATTGTTGGACGAAGCGAAAGGCGCAACGGTCGCGGCATGACTTGGGTAACAAACGATCCAGAATGGGCGGCAAAGCTTAAAGCGGCCGACGCACGCTATGAGGCGGCAAAGCTTGCCGCGTCTAGCCTGTGTCTTGCCGATAAGGTTTCCGCATTGCGCGCGGCAAAGCATGAACGCGCGGAGGCGTATCGGGCAATTATTGAAACGGAGGCGTGATTCCAGCGCATTGCCCGTGCCACGCGCGCGGGCCTTGCGATGCAATCCTGCATCATAGCGGCACAAATGCCGCACTGTAACGGAAGGACTCCGAACCTATGAATATGAACAACTTAGCGGCACAAATTGCGGAAGCGGAAGCGTGCGGCAATGCGCAGTTATTGGCCGATATCGCGCGGCAATTGCTTGAGCGCCCTAGCGCGCCTCCCACAACGCGGAAACGCAAGGCGACGGCCGGACATGACGCGGCGGAATTTTGGACGCGCACGGAGCGCCTAGCGGCCGGTCTCGCGCCTATAAAAGACGGCAAAATAAGCGGCGGTAAATATCGCTGGGTTCTTGTCGAATTCGAGAACGGAGTCCGCATGGTGACGGGCCAATATCCGCGCGTGAAGGAACCTGAAAGCTTGGCTCCGTCCATAATCAGCGCGCGCGCGCGGTATCTTGGCATTTTGTCCGGCCGCGTTCTTGACGCTGCGCACGCACATAATGTGCCGCAAGTTATAAATGCGCGCGTCTTGACGGAAGTGGAGGCGGAAATGGAGCGCCGCCCATGCATGCGCCAACGCGCGGCGCTTGAGGCGTTCGCGCCTATCGCCAAAGTGGAGGGCGGACAATGACTCGGGCTGAAAAGATCGCGCACAATCGCGCGGAAGCTCGCATCGAGCGCGCCTATACCGCGCGATGCCAGGGCGTTCAAATTTCGATTATGAAAATTCCCGACGTTTTCAAGTTCGGGCATCGCGTAATCGCGGAAGGCGCGGACGATGCCACGTTGGGCGACAAAATCGCCGCATACGTCGCGGAAATCACCAAAGCGGAGTCGGGCAAATGAGCGCATTTTTAATCGAAGAAGAAACGATGCAACGAGTCGCAATCGGCTTCTTGCTGGCAACCATGACTCGGGACCAAGAGCCAGCATCCGCCGAACGCGTGACGGAGACCGGCGCGCAATTTTACGCCATGAATTGTAGCGCCTTGGTCGAGCGCTATCAGTCGCGCGCGTTTGAATATTTCGGCTTTACCGATCCACCGAGTCCGCCGCTTAAGGAAATGCGTTGGGGCAATATCGTCCACTATCACACGGACGCTTATTCTATTGATGAATTGGTGCAGATTTACAAATCAGTGCTTTGCTTCCTGTACCAATGCGCGGAAGGCGGCGTCGTTGAATCCGACCTGTTCAAACGTGTCGAGGACGCATCGCGTGTGCTCGCGTGTCGCATCGTGGATAGGCTTCCGGCATATGAGGCCGCGTTATGGGGTTGACCCACCGCGACCGCGCGCGCCGTAGCGCCATCATCCGCGAGCTGTCGGACCTATCCCGCAACGGATGGAGCCAGGCGCGCCCCTGCGATTATCAGCCGCTAGAGCGCGAATTGGAGGCGCTGAACGCAAAAACGCTGACTCCAGGGAAACGCGGCTAACTTGCCGCAAAACAACGGAAGGAACTCCGACAATGCAATTCCCTCGCATCCACCTAAACGGCTCTCACGGGCCGACTCTGTTGGCGCAATATCTTGAAGCGACAACCGCCGCAAGCGAAGCGCTCAAGCTGTTGCTCGCCATCGACGTAAACGGGCGGGACTATTATGTAATTTCGCCCAACGCGGCGAACGTCGCAATGGTCGAGCATAGCGCCCGCTGCGCGGCGCTGCGCGCAATCTTCAATGACCTCTGCGCCATTGCCGACAATATCGACTCGCAAGTAGAGGCACGCAAAGCGCCCGCGCCCGATACGGTTAAGGCGGAATTGCTCGCGGCGCTCAAGGCCCTTCTATTTGACTGTGAACACGGTAACGGCGCGGCCACATGGGAAAGCCACAAAGGCCAAGCGCGCGACGCTATCGCCAAAGCGGAGTCGAGCCAATGAGATACACCGACTCCCACATTGCATTCGAGACCGCGTTAGCGTCCGGCGCGCTTTCGCATGATCGGGCGAGTGTGCTTTTCGTTGGCGATTTCATGTACATGGGCGACAACGATTCGGGCGAGCACCTATTCAAGCACAAGTTAACGCGCAAATACCTGCCGCCAGTTACGCCGGTCAAAGCGCCGGAAGCAAAACGCGGCATGTTCCGCATATCGTAGGAGGGCAAACCGTGATCGGCTGCGTGGCACTTCTTTTGATCTTGGGCGGAATCGCGATGCTGACCGGCTTTTGGCCGTTGGCCTTGATTCTCGCTGGTATGGCGCTATTGGCGTTTTTTGGTGACTGAATCCAGACCTGGGCGCATGGCGCTGCCGTGCGTCCTAGCCTGGGATCGTCCAGGGCAACATAACAAAGGGCAAAATAACGAATGAGCGCGACACATACGCCGGGGCCGTGGTCCTACGGATGCACGGACAAACGACACAAAGAGTTCGCCATTATGGCGGAAGGCGGCAAAGTCGGCGCTGTGTTTGCCGGGTTCGGCGCGCATTTCGATTGGGAACAATCTGAAGCTAACGCGCGCCTGATGGCCGCTTCGCCGGAATTACTCGCGGCGCTGAAGGGATTGGAACAAACTTTGCGCATTGCCGCGCACGGCACCGGAAGCGCGTCACAGGCCGATTGGAGAGACTTCGCGCGGGCGCACGCCGACGCTTGCCGTGATGCCGTTGCCAAAGCGGAGGGCGGGCAATGAGTGAACAGCCGAAGCGCGACCGCGCGGCGGAACTTGAGCAACAGATAATTGACCTCGGGGAACGCGCAAAAATCGAGATTGCTGGATTGATAGAAACCACTTCCGCGATACGCGAACACGCGGAACGGCTTTCGATTTTGGTCCACAATTGGGGCGAGGTATTGCGGCACCTGCATTCACAATTGCCAAAGCGGGAGGATGAGGAATGACCGAATTGGAAAAAGAAACCATCCGCGCGGTTATCGTGGCGCTGCGTAAGCCGCGCAATAGATTCGGCAAGATAGAATCGAGCCAAGGGTGCATGAGTGAGCACGCGCGCCGCCTGCAAATACCGCGTGGCGGATCGGACTCGGCGGACCAAGCGCAAATGATCCTTACCGCCCTGATTGGCGATACACCGAAATCTATTTTGGATTGACCCAATGCGAAGTCTACGGGAACCGATGAAATTCCACCGGGTCGAATACGTCAAAGACAAAGCCGGATGCGTTGGCTTTCAATGGTTTACGACCGAAACGGAAGCCCGTAAAGCCGCGCGGGCTTTTATGAGAACAGGCAAGGATTGCGGCGTGCGTATGAGCGTTCACGATATAACACAGTCAAAAATGGGCATCTTAGCGGCGCTTAATTCCTTCGCTGCGCACCCTGACAACGGATGAAGGCGGCACTAATGAATTACGACACAAAGACGCTGCACCAGATCGGCCTCACGCTTTACGGGCCGGGATGGGTTGAGGCGGTAGCCGACAAGCTGGAAATCAATTTGCGAACGGTTCAGCGCTGGGCGTCCGGCCAGTATCATATTCCCAAGGGCATTTGGAACAAGCTCGCGGCGCTATGCTTGACGCGCATTGCCGAGCTTCAACAGCTCGCGGCCACGTTCGCGGAAGATGGAGTCGTGCCGGACAATGGGGCACCCGATGTACCC